TAAACTAGCTTTGATTCAGGTGCAAAGCAGTGCTCACATTGTTCAGGAGAAGTTCCCCATGTAATCTTGTCACAAACATCGCACTTAAACTTGCCGTGAAGAACTCCCATTTCCTGGAACCAGTTCTGCCACTTAGCATGAATAGCATGACCTTCATCAAAAATAGATTGCAAACGTAGATTAGGTTTTTCTGCAATTTTAATATGACCATTTAATAGGAAATAAGATGCACGCTTACACCAGTCACGCTTAATTATTTCTGATGGATGAAGTACTGTGGTACTACGATCACCTACAGGACGAGCCATAAGTTTGCGTTCAATGTCGCCAATTAGACGGGTTGGTGCTTTTTTAGCGTCCAAGAATTTTTGTAGTTCTGATTTACTTACTGCCATTTGTGTAGTCCTTCTTATCTATTTGAAATATGTATTCCTTCAAGGTCATCTTATCCTTGAATTTGCGTTGCCATTTCCTTACTAAAGCATTGCGTTCACGGTGGCTCATCCCACCCCAAATGCCATGCTGCTCATCTGATTCTACTGCAAACCACAGACATTCTTTACGAACTGGGCAAGGACTAGTATTATTAGGTCCTAAACACATCGCTTTTGCTTGAGTCGCAAGGGTTGAGTATTTAGTTTTATCCCTAGGAGGGAAAAAGATCTCGGTTGTTGGGTCTCGATCTTTACACCTTGCTTTATCCATCCAAGATAAGCGTTCTTCTAGTGAACTATAGTTTTCTATCATTTGGAGTTCCAAAATTCTAAAAAGTCTGTTTCTAATAAAATCACATAATCTTGCCCGTCTAAATGTATGCCAAAAATAGGAAGCCGCCCGTCCATTATAGCTTCATTAGTAATCTTTTTCAACTCCGCAGATTGAAGTGTTTTAGATTTTTTTCCAGTCCATTTGTGCTCAATAAGTAGCTCATCGCTACGTACATCGCCTTTACGTGACCAGAATGCTCCTGAAGCAGCTGTAGTGGCTCCTCCAATAGCTTTGGCTAAACGCTTTTCATGCTTCTGAGATTGTTTTTGACCTTCACTTTTCATCTTCAGGTACCACTATCTGCCCTTTTTTATAGGCTTCAATTATACGAGGGACTAAGAAGAACAGCTCTTCACGAACATAACAAGTGCCACACCCACAAAATGGTTGACCTGACAATGTTTCAAACTCATCTTCTACTTCTAAATCGGTTCCTTCATAAAAGTCACGATCAATTTGAGCTTCACACTTTGACATGTACTCGGTGTACTCATTCTCTAATTCTTGTGACCAATGAAAGTCTACAATATTAAAATCATTAGTATCCAAGTGCCCAGTCCTCTGATTCTAGTATTGTTACAATAGACTTTAAATCTTCAGCAGGATCATTAAACTTTTCAAGGTCCATTATGATTGAGTTAATAAACGCAATAATCCTATTACGTTCTTCTTTTTCAATCTGTAGGTTATAGTTGTCTAACCAGCTGTCATCATCTGGAAAAAGGTTACTCATTGTCTTCTCCTGTAAATGTATTAGTTGCAGAAAGAACTTTAGAGCGAAGTTCTTCGTATAGCTCTACTTCTTCACGAATAGAATTAGAAAACGCTTCTTGACCTTGCCATTTACGCTCACCTAAGTAGATCCATCCACCACGACGGTCTACAATCTCCATAACAATAGACATTGCAGCAACTTCTTTAGCAGTGTCATAATCGCCAGCTTTATAAATGGAATGAGGAGCAAAATAGTAGTCAATATAAGCGATACGTTGTGGTGGTGCGGTTTTATTTTTAATTACACGTATTTTTATACGTTGTCCTACACGCACTTTATTAGTGCCAGAACCAGATTCAATCCATTCATCACGGCGTATTTCTGAGCGTGTAAAGAAAGCGTAGTTTTTACCTTCGCCACCCGGGGTTGTACGAGGGTCTCCGTGCATTACACCGATCTTCATACGGTATTGGTTAATGATCAGTCCTAGGATAGGGCGCTCATCTTCTACTAGGCTGCGTTTCATTGCCTGACCTACTACACGGAAGAACTTATTGGTTAACAGGGCACCTTTACCAACCGTTAGTTCGTCCATATTTTTTTCTAGTTCAGGCATGGGACTAAGAGCTGGAAGGGAGTCTATTACAATTGCATCTACGCCTTTAGTTTCTGCAAACTCAATTACAGCTTGGTAAGCTTCTTCCATAACGTTAGTTTCAATAACAATAACGCGGCTAGCATCTACTCCACACATTTGAGCGTACTCAGGCACCCACTGCTCAGCAGCTACCCACACAGTTAAATGCTCAGGATTTAGTGCTTGATTTGCGGCAATGGTTTTGAGAGCAATTGCTGTCTTACCGTGCGACGGCTCACCAATAAGTTCGTTCCATTGGTTAGCAGGAAAACCACCACCCAAAACGTAATCAAAAGTAGTTGAACCAGTAGTAATACGCTGAATAAGATCATTCTTTATACTGTCTCCTACTACAATTGTGTTTTCTCCGTATTTTTTATTTAATGTGTTGATGATCTTTAATACATCAGCGTTGATCACGAATAGCCTCCATTATATCGTAAAAAGAAATAAAGTTAAAATCATCTTTCCACCAACCTAGGTTGCCGTCTAAAGTTTCAATTAGCCCTTGTTCTAATAGTGCTTGACTTAGTTTAGCACGTATTTCTAGAAACACCAAATCACGTATTTGTTCTGAGTTCATTATTACCCTAATTTCTGTCCGTTGGCTCCATAGCCATCTGGTATTGCACTAAATCCACTTGTTCCACTGTTTCCTGATGCTTCCTGCACAGAACCTTCAACCCTAGCCCCCGCAAGCGCCCCATAACGCCCACCGGATTGCTGTACGGGATACCCACAGTCATAGCAGCGTGGCGCGATTTGCGGCGTAGGAGCCATAAAGTTGCCCGACCCGCAGTCAGGACACGAAGCAGTGCTTTTAGAGGACGGAGCAAGACGTGCCAGGTCATTTTGCGGCTGTTGAAATGCAGGCATCTGAGCCATCGGTTGTTGGCTAGGAGGCATTTGCGGCGTAGGATCGGGACGACCCTGTTGGGTTTGTGGTTGTTGACCTAACTTTTTAGCCCACCAATCTGCGTTATTCATTTGGTCTCCAATTCTTTGATGTAAACAACTTCAGTGCCGTGAGTATTGAATGCCACAAGTTTGTCTGTAGCAGCACACCGCCTAATAATGTTTTGATCTAAAAGTAAGTTAATAATACGACTACGTTCTGCAATTACTCCTGTGTCAAAAGCAATATCTGTCATAGAAGCTGGTTCACTTGTGTTCATTTTTTTATCCTTTTTGGTATTTCTAATAGACCCATATCAACTAACTGAGAAGTAGACCCCATTAGTGCCGACAAAGCTACTTGTTCTAGTAACTTACGCCCAAAGATCCACACTTCTTTTGGAAGCACGTTTGAGTCTTCTATATTTGTTTTTTGGTATTCAATTGATGCTTCAGCTAACGTGTGGGCGTGTGCATACAAAATAGGAATAAGGTATTCTATGCGTTCTAAACGATCATCGCTAACTTGTTCTTCTTTTTCTGCTAGTTCATCACTAAGATTTGGAAGACCCATTATATACGCAATTTCATGACTATTTTGTATTTGAGAATCCATAATGAATCCACGAATGCGATTGTTTATTTCAGCCATGGGGGGTACACGATTTTTCTTTTTCTTTTTAAAAATCTTCATTATCATTGCCTGACTCTACCCAGGCAAAGTACTTATATGATTCACACCTATTGCAGTAGTCTGCTCCATCATCTGACCCTTCTGTTTGGTAGCATCCAGTGCAAATAAATATTTCATCCATTATTTAGCCTCTCCCCACTTGTCTACAATCTGTATATCAGCAATAAGTGGGATTGTTATCTCTTTTATTTTAATGCCTTCCATAGAAATACGAATTGCTTCTGCTGTTTCATCCGCAAATTCCTCTGGTGCAATTGTAACAAGTTCATCGTGAACTGTCAAAATAACGTTTACTTCAGGTGTGTTAACAAAACAAGAGTGTGCCCTAATTAAAGCTAACTTCATTAAATCAGCAGCACTACCCTGGATCTTGGTGTTAAACGCTTGACGTTCTGCACGAGATTTCAAACCAAAATCTTGGTGGTTTAGATCTGGTAAATAACGACGGCGACCAAATAGAGTTTCTACGTAAGGAACGGGCTCGACCTCTTTTGCTTTGCGTACAACGCGACCTTTATAACGTGGAATACTTGAAAACTTTGATTCAAAGTCACGAAGAAGTTTTTTAGCCTCATTTACTCCACAACCAATAGAAGCAGCAATCTTGTCTGGTCCTACTCCATACGAAATAGCAAGCACAAGTACTTTACCTGCTTTGCGGTCTACTCCCATAGTGTCACCAATAGTGGTATAGATGTCGCCACCTTCCATATAGTTTTGCATAAGAATAGGGTCCTGACTAAATGCAGCAATAATACGAGGTTCGATCTGTGAGTAGTCTGCAACTATTAGCTTGTGCCCTGGTGGGGCTACAAATAAGTTACGAATCATCTTTCCATATTCGCCTGATGATGGAATGTTTTGCAAGTTAGGCTCAGAAGAGCTAAACCTACCAGTTTCTGCACCATGCGACTTAAAGTTAGTGTGTACACGACCATTTACAAGAAGGCTTTCACGCTCAGTAAACTTTTCTTTACCATTTGTTACGCGCTTAACTTCACCACCTGTGTAAGGAGTTACATATGTAGTCATTAGTTTATTTAAATCTTGGTACTGAAGTAGAGCATCTACTAACCCGTCTTTACCACGTAGGTTTTCTAACGCATCCGCACTTACAGAGTAATGAACTTCAGTAAGAGGAGTACCTGCCTTATCTGCTTCACGACCTTTAGGAGTAAGTCCTGCTTTAAACGCTTTGTTAGGCTTTAAACGTGGAGCTTTACCCTCTTCAGAACCAAACAATAGTTTTTGTTTTGCTTGTACAGAGTTAATAGAAAAAGGTTTACCAGCAAGTTTGTAGCACAATGCTTCTGCTTTTTGTTTACCTTTTTCAATTTCTAATGCAAGAGCTCCTAGTGCTTCTTGATCAATATAAGCACCTGTTAATTCCATGTCACATAAAGCTGAGAGTACGTCCATCTCTAAACGCCAAACACGCTGTAGTTTAGTATCGAGCTGTGCATTAAGCGCTTTATATAATGCCCAGGTTACTTGAGCGTCAATACCAGAATACTTGGCTACTGCCTCAAAAGAGTGGAGCGAAATATTTGTTCCGACACCCTTTTCTACTTCAATACCTAGTTCACGTTTAACACAAGCAGCTAACCCTAAATCTTTTGTCTGGCTATCAATAACAAATGTAGCCATTAACGTATCAAAATAAGGCTTAGAAGGAACTTTACCGCCAAAATATTTAGCAACAGACTTTAAATCAAACTTAATGTTATGACCAATTTTTAACTTGTCGCTAAACATAAGTGGTTTAATAGCAGCAAATACTTCAGCACGAGTTAACTGTACAGGTGGTTCAGTAAAGTTAGGGACCCACTTGCTTTTGTCTGAAGAGTAACTAGATTCAAGAAGAGGCTTACCGGCAATTAAACGCTTTTCTCCTGACAAAAGTAAAGGCTTTGTGTAATCAATCAACTCGCCATTAGGGTGACCCATAGGAATCACATCAACGCGTCCTTCAGTGGCGAATGAGAGCCAGCAAACGTCATTTATGACTGTGTGTAGCCTATGCTCTCCAATGGTCTCTATATCGAACGCAAAGGCGTTTTGACCCATATAATAAGCAACGAATTCATCAAGCTGCTCTTTAGTAGTAATAATATTCATAAGTCCCTAGAAAGAAATGATGGGGGCTAAAGGAGCGGATCACTTTAGCCCCCATCGGAGGTAGTAGTTTAAAGCAAGAAAGGAAGAACCTTTAAACTACTTGATTTTGTGGGTTAGTTCAGTAGTGAACGAGCGATCTGAATTAATTCAGCGCGTGGGGTGAGGTAGATAGCCTCTTGACCATACATAACTGCTGATGAAGCAATTGCCTCAACATTTTCTGCATCTAGATCCCACTCTTCAGCAAGGTCAGCAGCTTTTACACGTTCTAGGGAGTACTGTGTAGAAGCGCCTGTGCCCTGACGTCCAAGGGTCCAGTAGTACTTGCTAAGTGGACCACGAACTGGGTGGCTGTTAGCAGCTTGCAACTGGCGAGCTAGAGGAGTTGTAGCAGTTAGGATTTGCACGTTAGGCTGCTCGTCACTAAGGACAAGAATATTAAATGCAAACTTTGGCTTTGGCTTGTCACCAAGCATTGTACACAGTGGACACTCGTCACCTAGACAAACAAAAGACTTCTTGCCTTCAGAACGATCAATCCAGTGTAGCTGGTAAACCAGGTATGGTTCATTGTCCAAGAAACGAACAAGCTGTAGTTCCTCACTAAAACGGAACTCAGTTGGATAGTTGCCATTAGCACGCTTTGGCTTTAGAAGACCTTCAGCTGCTGCCCAGCCTGACTGGACAGAAGTGCCGTGCTTTGCGGGTGCGTCTTCTGCATCTTCTAAGTAGAAGTTTGCATCGACTTGTGGGTTTTCAATAGTCATATTGACTATCTCCTTATTGGTAGTGAGCCTTGCGGTCTCGGTTGGTAATGAGGTCATTTGACTCTCAGTTGTTATTATAGCACATCTTTCCACCTTTTGACAAGTACGTCAGTAAGGTCTGGATGCAAGCTCCACTCTACACGAGCAGAACCTAGTAGTCCGCGCTTTGCAAATTCCTCAATGGTAATTTCAATAAGCACACGTGTATAAACACGATTACCCATTACTTTATTCCCTTTAAGACTTTTAGAGCGCAAACGATATGGGGCGATTGGGATGTACCCTTTCTTTTCCCATAAACGAATAGTAACAATCTGTTTATCCAATGCTTTGGCTAATGCACTGATTGGAAAAACTTCTGTTTCTATTCCTTTCAAGAGTTTAATAGTGGGATTTTCATCCCAACCATTTTGCTCTTTAGAAAGCTTACCATGCTTTTTGCCTGCTTCAGATGAAGCTGGACGGCGTGTTTTTTTAGATCCAGGTACGAGATCAAGACCCTCAAATCCTTTTAAGAGTTCTTCTTCACTACGTATACCTGACATAGCCTACTTCTTTTTGGTCATCAAAGCCCAAGTAACTTTAGAAGGAAACATCTGATCGATCTCGTCTTCAGTTAACTGGTCGTTGTAATGAGCTGCCATAATAGCATCTTCGTCAATAACACGGATGGTCTTGTACAGTGTTTCTTCTAGACCTTTTTCCATAATCATTGCTTCTGCTATGTTTTCATCTAACTTACGAGAAGTACGACGCTGCTTTTCAAGTACACGAATGCCTTCAATCTCATTAGACAACTCAATGAACACGTTACCAGAAGAGTCTTCCTGACCTTCTAGATCTAGTTTTTCAAATAGCTTTTCACGTAGTTCTTTTTGGCGAGCTTCAAGAGCCTCTAAGCTTTTCTTTAGTAATACATACTCACGTGCTTGTGCTTGAAAGTCTTCCGGATCTTGTGGAAGACGAGATTCCTCTTCAATAATTTTTGCCATTTTTCTTTCCTTATAGATTGTTAGTTAAGAAGTTTATCAGACTACCTACGGTTAAGTCAACTCCACCTTTTGAGTTTATACCAACTCCATCCAAAACCGCATTAGCGACACTCGATTTTTGTTTTAACATGTCGTGTTGACGTTCTTCAATGGAGTCTTGTACTAGTATATCTTGAATTGTAATTGTTGTCCAATTGGAAGAAGCACGTTGGATACGCCCATTTCTTTGAACAGCTAGTCCTGCTGACCAGGGTTGGTCATAATTTATTAAGAGGTTGGCTTGAGGTAAATCAACACCGTAACCACCAGCATCAGAACTAACAAGAATTCGTATATCAGGGTGTGATTGAAAGGCTTCTTTCGATGTTTCTTTTTCTTTGGCATTCATTTCTCCTGTGTATGAGACGGCACCTATTCCATGTAAGGCAAGGTGTTTTCTTAAAATATCAACTGAATCAAGATAAGAAGAAAAGACTACTATCTTGTAAGACTGATCGATATCTAAATGATCTTTTATGTATGAAATTGTAGTGTCTAGCTTGTTATTCTTATGCAAACCATCCATCTTATCCATTAAAGAGTGGATATAAGCGCTGCCTTTACCAGTATGTTTTTCAAAGTTAGCGGCACTTATTAAAAGGCTTTGAGGATTAGAGCAAAGCATTCTTAAGGCAGAAATTCTAGACATTATTTGACCACGCATTTCATTGGCGGGATCTCCTGGGTCGTACATTTGACCGTAATGAACTGCAACATTAAAGTTTGCTCCAAATACTTCACTAGCCTCAATTAAAAGGTCTATTGTGTCTTTAGATATGTGGTCATATAGCTTTTGAGAAGTCCTATCAAGTTTTACACTTAAAGGCTCTCTATACACTGCATCTGGTAAGTAAGGTTTTACATCATCATCTTTTTGAGATTTACGAACAGTTGCTTTCTTAACTGTATCATGAAGCAGTGACAAATTGCGGTAACGGTCTACGCCACCAAAACGGTTTCTAACAATAAATGTTTTATCAAAGATATCAAACCGCCCTAGAATGTCTTTGTTTACAAACTGCATAATAGAGTACATCTCTTCAGGTCTACCATTTTCAATAGGAGTTCCTGTTAAAGCAAACCTAATTGGAATATTTTTAGAAAGATCTTTAATCTTTTTAGATCGTTTGGCTCTAAATCCTTTGATGGCAGTTGCCTCATCACAAACCATAGCCGTAAAAGGAACCGTTTTAATACGATCCCAGTCATTTACAACTTGTTCATAGTTCATAATTACATAATCATACTCTAGCATAGAGCTGTACTGTGCTGCTCTTTGAGCAACTGTGCCATCGATTACAAGAGCTTTTTTATTAGAGAATTTTGTAATCTCTTTTTGCCACTGGTATTTTAAGCTGGATAAACAAACAACTAAAGTAAGTTTAGTGCTCAGTTTTTCTATTGCTGCAATAGTCATGGGTGTTTTACCAAGACCCATTTCATAAGCAACCAATATTTTTTTACTAGCAACCATTTTTTCAACGGCTTCAACTTGATATGGTTTCAGTGTTCCTATAAACATATGCTGATTCTCCGTATATTCCTGGTTTAGCGTGCTCTATGCCCCAGAGTATTTCTTCGGCATTTAAATCACCTGGGTCTTTTGAGGCACTGTTCCCATAGTTAAAGTAATAAACCATAAGACCGTATTTGCGAGCTAAAACCTGAAGTTCGTCACACGCTTTTTTACCTGCTTTATCAATGTTTGGGTTGTCAAATGCGGCAATTACTGTATCTGAGTTCCTTAATAATTTTACCTGATCTTCGCTCATTGAGGACCCGCAAACTGCAACAACTGGGAAACGCCATCCAGATGACAAAATATGTGCTACATCTAGAGGGGACTCTACAACAATAACGGGTTCATTATCTTTGAGTGTTTGTATGCCGAATAAAGTCGTGGACTTTGCAATGCCTGCAGGGCGATTCATAAAAGTACGAGAAACTGTCCCCTTTTCTTGCCAGCCCATCAGCGCATTTGTGCCTGGGTGGCGTAAAGGCAAGATCCAGTTCTTTTTATTGGCGTCCCATAGGATTCCTAGATCCTGAGCATCATGTAAAGAAATACCCCGCTTGTCTAATTCCTCTTGGGGTGGATCAACAAAAACAGCTAGCCTAGCCTCTGACATTGGAATAGGTTTTGGTATGGGTTGAATGAACTTTGGAATAGCCTTTAAATGCTCTAGAAGCCTCTCTACGGGCGTATCAGAAGCATTTGCCAACCAGGACTTACCTGCTGCATAATCATACCCGTACGAGGCGTCTGGCAGCTTTATGTAGAACTCATTGATGTCACAAACTAGCTGTAGCAGATTGCCTTTATAGTGACACGAAAATCATATGTGTGCACCTGTTTCTAAATTAATCCACCAAGAAGGGTTACTATCTGGACGA